CCGTCACTTCGGTGATTAACTAGAGAGGAGTTTATGCCAAATGTCCAAACCCGTCACAAGTTCCAGTCTGACCTCGCGTACGTCTCAGAAATGCGACGTGCGTGGGTCGAAAACGAGAGCGCGTTCCGGGCCGCCTACTTCGAACTCGTCAAAGAGATCGAGGATTTGGCTTGGACAGAGAGGCTCCTTCGTGAGAAGGTTCTCCTTTGGGATGATAGCTGTCGCGATTCCTGCCTTAGGGGTTCTCGGCTTACTGAGTACCTCGACCGGCGAGAAGATCGCTAAGCTCATGTCCCTTTTACCAACCGTGTGGAGACTGATCAAATGACTGTTAAGTCGACTTTAATCGCACTGCTGGCTCTAGAGCGTACCCTTAAAACGACGCATAATGACTCGTTCAATGAGCGCGAAGTTGCGGTCACGATCGGGCGTGTAGCTTTGCGTCAGGGGTATACTTTCACCGACGTCAAGATGATCGTCGAGGATTTCTCGAAAACGTACGAAACGCTTAAGAGGATGAATCTCGACTATGGAGAGTTGAACGCGTTGCTAGGCTCGAATGAGGCCAAGATGGCCACACGAAAGTCTGACAGCGACTTCGACTTTCCCTCTACCCGTGAGGGGATTATCTGACACGACGAAGTTCGGTAGGTTTTACTGCCACGGGATAACCGTGGGGCTTTCGCCCTTTTCTGGAGGACTGCATGGCGTTCACCAAGGATAAAACCATAAGATATGGCTGTCGCGTTTGGTATAAGTTGACTGACTCCACCGATCCTGCGAAGCGTAAGCTGAATCTCTTGACCTCGGTCAAGCTGCTTACCCGCACGAGGACTGGTGTTGGATTGCCAACTTACAAGCGCGTCATATCGTCCGCGGGAAATGCAACAACTTCTGCGAACGGTATATTCTCTTCCTTGGAGAACCAGCGATTTCGTGTCCACTTGGACTACGATAAAGCTGATGGGTTCGGACTTCGTACCGAAGAGGTGTACGGTGATACTGCACACTACCTCGGAGAACCCGTATTTAATCCATACTCCAGTATTGCAGATGCCAGAGCTGCTGCTAAGTTTCTAGCAGAGATCCGAAAGGCCGCGGTCCTTATGTCTGGACCAACGTTTCTAGGTGAATTGCGACAAACTAAGCGCATGCTATCCAAACCCGCTGCAGCATTGTGGGAGAGCATGAGTGACTACCTCAACAATGTGAAACGCGCTAACCAGAATAATCGGAAGCGCTACTTTCGCAAAGAGCCGGCACGTTACGCGCGCAATCTCGGTAAGATCGCATCGGGACTTTGGCTTGAAAAGTCTTTCGGGTGGGACCCGCTCATGCATGACATCGCTGACGCCAGGAACGCCTTCGATAGCCTGATCGAACTTGATCGGGTTGCGAAGGTATCTTCTGGTGCACAAGATGCCAAGCTGAGCAGTTCTATTACATTACCCCAGCTCATGGTTAGTGGGAGTCATCTCTGGATGAGATCTGTTCAGAGACATACTCACCACACGACCGTGCGTTATAGGGGAGCCGTGAGA